GATACAATTGAAATCAGAAATCTTTTTGATGTGGTATTTAGAGTACCATGGAAAGAAGTTAAGAAGATAACAGTTGAGAATGCTCTTGGTGAATCCAAGGAAGCAGCATTATTAGCGTTCCCTAAGTTCGTATGCCAACACTCTGACATTGTAAAGCACTTCCAAACTGCTGAATCAATGTCAAAGTTTAAGCGATGCGAGGTCACATTGCCTGTACTGCGTTACTCTCAAAAATTGGAAAGATTTATGTCTTCCCTTATTGAGTGTGACAAAGTAGAGGCATGTGATAAAACTTATACGTTAAACGATGCTAAGAAAGGACAATATATATTACGACAAGGATTAGAATATACGATGCCGACAATTGATGGTGACTGTGGAGCCCCACTAATCATCAATGAAACACAGGTTACTAGAAAGATAGCTGGTATACATGTTGCTGGTGCAGCATGTGGTCGAGCTTATGCGGAATCTATAACTCAGAAAGATTTGGAGCGTACATTTAGCAAAATAGATGTTACAATGCAAATCCAACTGGATTTAGATTCTTCATTAGATTTTTCTAGAACCGAACCCAAAATCCCTGCTGGAGTCGAATTTGGACCGGAAGCTCTCACTTTTTGTGATCTTCCAGCCCTTAAGATGATACCAGTAGGACGACTTCCCGAACCCCTATTCGAACCAGGCAAAACAGATATTAGGCCTTCCTTAGTACATGGAATGATTTCTGATATTAAGACTAAACCAGCTTACTTACGTAATGTAAGAGTGGATGGTGAAGTTGTAAATATGAAACACAGAAATTTAATGAAATGTGCCATGGATACACCTCATATCGACAAGGACATGATCGAGGAAGCATATCAGTTAACCAAATCCGTTTGGTTAAAAGGTATGCGAGATGAATTGAAAAAGGTTCTCACTTATGAAGAAGCCATTTGTGGCTCTGAAGTAAGTGAATACATTTCTTCAATTAACAGGAGTAGTTCCCCAGGATATCCTTGGATAAAGGATAGAGTGAAAGGAACTAAAGGAAAACAAGGTTGGTTTGGCACTGATGGAGAATTTATTCTCAATGAAGATGTCGAATTAGCCGTACAACGACGACTACAAGCAGCTCGTGAAGGAAAACGATTACCTGTGATGTGGGTCGATACATTGAAAGATGAACGTCGACCTATTGAAAAAGTTAATCAATTGAAAACACGAGTATTCTCAAATGGACCAATGGACTTCTCAATTGCATTTCGAATGTATTATTTGGGCTTTATAGCTCATTTGATGGAAAATCGAATTACAAATGAAGTGTCTATTGGAACGAACGTTTACTCACAAGACTGGAGTAAAACTGTTAGGAAATTAACCAAATTTGGAAATAAAGTAATCGCTGGTGATTTTTCAACTTTTGATGGATCACTAAACGTTTGCATTATGGAAAAATTTGCAGATTTAGCTAATGAGTTTTACGATGACGGACCGGAAAATGCTTTGATACGTCATGTACTATTGATGGATGTGTACAATTCTGTACATATTTGTAATGACTCAGTATACATGATGACTCATAGCCAACCCTCAGGAAACCCCGCAACGACACCCCTTAACTGTTTCATTAATAGCATGGGATTGAGAATGTGTTTCTCAATTTGTGCTACTAAAGCAGCAGTTAAAATGACGATGAGAGATTTTAGTAAACATGTTTCCCT